ATTACGACAACTAACACCGTAATAAACTCAACCACAACCGAAACCGAAACCGAAAGCGAGGCCGCTGTGACTACAGCCCCCGATCAAAACGCACCTGAGGCAGTAGATGCCACAGAGCAGGCTGCACCTACAGTAGAGGCAGCTCGTAAAATCATCCTACCAAGCGCGCTTAATTCACAGCGCGTACGTACACCTATTACTTCAATGGGTGCATATACAGAACACAAGATTAAAGCTGCACTAGGTAATGAAGATAGCAAGCTATATGTAACTGCAGCCGATGATGACTTCAGTACTAACCCTGCATTTTCTCCAACACAATACCTAAGCGAGTTCCCAACTAATACACGTTTTGGTACACCGTCTATTGATGCGTGTTCACGTGGCGTTTTGCCAGCTAGCGGTATGACTATTAACGTGCCTTCTCTTGTTACATCTGCAGGCGGTAAGTCAGGCGTTGCACCTGTTGTAACTGTTGAAGCCGAAGGTGGAGCAGTTGCTAACACAGGTATGGTTACTGAATACCTTTCAGGTACAGTATCTAAGTACTCAGGTATGAACACTATTAGCATTGAATTGCTAGAGCGCTCAGATCCTAACTTCTATGCTGAGCTAACAGCACAGCTACAAAATGCTTACCTAAAGACTCTTGATACAACAGTTAACGCTGCACTTATTACAGCGGGTACCGTTGCAACTACAGCACAAGCTGCTACATCTGCAGGCATTATTGGTTACGCATCTGAGGCCGCACGTCTTGTTTATGAGGCAACTGGCTACTATGCACAGAACTACATCGCCAATGGATCTCAATGGCAACTTTTGATGTCCGCATCGGATACAACGGGGAGACCGATTTACTCGGCGAGCCAGCCAATGAACGCGGGCGGGCTTACACAGCCTGGCTCAATCCGCGGTAACGTATTAGGTCTTGATCTATACGTTGATAAAAACTTTGCGGCTACTACAACTGTGGATGACTCAGCAATTATTCTTGCGCCTGAGGCATTTACTGTTTACCAATCACCACAGGCTTATATGTCAGTTAACGTAGTTAGCAATCTGCAAATCCAGGTGGCTATTTATGGCTATATGGCAACTATTGCAAAAATGCCTAAGGGTATTATCCGTTACAACTTCACCTAAGCAAACCCACTAATAGTTTGGTAGGCCTCTTAGCCCTTTGAGGCTTACCAAACCTAAGTAAGATAGGAGTACAAAAATGCCAGCCACGTATGTAACAGCTGCTACCTTAAAGGCTAGCCTGGGCGTTGGCACTTTGTACGATTCTTATACCTGGATAGAGGACACCTGCCAAGCTGCACAAGATCTAATAAACGGCTTTTTATGGTTTGACAGCGCGCCCGTAGTCGGTACCGCGTTGGTGTCTAATGTCGCTACCGTTATGGTTGCCAACCCTGGCATTTTTACTACGGGCCAATCAGTAACTATTGCTGGGGCTGGTTCAACCTTTAACGGTACTTACACAATTACGGGCACAATTCCATTTAGCACAGGCACAGCTAATATCTTGCCTGCGTTCAATATGCAGCTAAATTACTGGCAATTCCCACAGGGCTATAGCTTTATCCAATATGCAAAAACTGCAGCTGACCAAAACTTTAGGCGCGTACTGCCTTATGGCACTATGACAGGTGACGATACAAAAACCGCTACTTACGCCAATACCCCAGCTATAAACGCTGCAGCTTTAATGCTGGCAGAAAATATCTGGACTTCACGGTTTAGTACACAAAACGGCGGCACTAGCTTAGACGGCTACAGCCCTAGCCCTTTTAAGATGTCTAACACTCTTATGGCATCCGTGCGTGGCCTTTTGGCCCCGTATCTTTCACCTGCGGGTATGGTCGGCTAATGCCTGCAGCTATAACTACCTTACGCAGCACAATAACTGCAGCCCTGGCTAACCCAGGTGTATGGACGGTATTTAACTACCCGCCTAGCACAATGCAAAGTAGCGCTGTGGTGGTTGCCCCTGCGGATCCATATATCACGCCGAGTAATAACTCTCAGGCAACTATCTCGCCTATGGCTAACTTTAAGATTATTATGACCGTGCCTATGTTTGACAACGCCTCTAACCTAATTGGCATAGAGGACACAATAGTAGCTGTGTTTACTAAACTAGCTAATAGCGCAATCGTATTTAATGTTACTGGCGTGAGCGCGCCTAGCGTACTAAGCGTTGCCGCAGGTGACTATCTAACGGCAGATTTACAAATAAGCATACTAACGAGCTGGAGCTAACTAATGGCACTTACAGATGAAGAGAAAGCATTTTTAATCAAAATTGGCCAAGACCTGCCAAAAGAGATTAAAGAAACCCAACCAAAAGAAACAACAACACAGAAAGTAGAGGAATAGCCCTAATGGCAATTTTCTTATCAAACGGCGTAGTGGCTACTCTTAACTCAGTAGTGCTATCAGATCACGTAACGAGCGCAAGCATCTCTAGGACTTTTGACGAGCTAGAGGTAACAGCTATGGGCGATACAGCTCACAAGTTTGTAAAAGGCTTAGAGGCCAGCACTATTACGCTAGATTTTCTAAACGATGATGCTGCCTCAGGTGCAGGTTCAGTACGTGCAACTTTGCAAGCTGCGTGGGGTACAACCGTGCCACTAACGCTAAAGCAGACAAGCGCGGCAGTATCAACAACTAACCCGCTATATAGCACTACAGTTTTAGTTAATAACACACAAGATATTAACGGCGCTGTAGCTGACGAGTCAATGCAGAGTTTGACCTTTACCTGTAACTCACCAATCGTAATTACAACTGCACCATAACAATAAAGAAAAGGGGCTAACACAATGGCAAAACTCAAAATAACAAGGGCTGACGGTACGGTATCTGAGCATCAGATAACGCCAAAAATAGAGTGGGCCTTTGAGTTATATGCAAAAAAAGGTTTTCATAAAGCCTTTAGAGATGATGAAAAGCAGAGCGATGTTTACTGGCTAGCGCACGAGTGCCTTAGATCAGCGGGCGTTGAAGTACCTGTTTTTGGGGCGTTATTTTTGGACACCTTAGCTAAGGTCGAGGTGTTGGACGATGACCCTTCGCAATAGTGGGGCGCGGTAGTTTTGGTTACCTGGTTGCACAGCTAGCCGTAGAAACGGGTATCGCGCCCCAGTATTTACTAGACCTTGATACGTATATGTTTAAGAATATGTTAAAGGTTATTAACGATAGAGCTAAGGAGCAACAAAATGCCAGTAGAGGTAAGAGGGGGCGTTGAGCTACGCAAAGCTCTTAAAAAGTTTACCCCTGACCTGGCTAAAGCGTTGCCTAAAGAAGTAGCTACTGCCCTTAAACCTATAGTAAAAACTGGCAAAGGCTACCTACCCGATAATGGACAGATACTAAGCGGTTGGATAGCACGACCTGACTCAGCGGGCACATTTCCTACCTATGACGTGAGCTTAGCAAAATCTAAAATAGGCTATAAGACCACACCCTCAAAACCTAACTCTAAAGGTTTTAGATCCTTGGTCAGTATTTTTAACAAAAACGCTGCGGCATCTATTTATGAGCGTATGGGCAAGTTAAGCCCTGAGAGTGTCTTTGTAAAAAACCAACAGCAAAAATATAACGCACCTTTTAAGGGTCAGGGCAGGATGCAAGGCCGCGTTTTATTTAGGGCCTACGATGAAAATAACGGCAACGCTAGAGATGCGGTCATAACAGCCATTAACTCAGCCGCGGCTGCCCTTAATAAAAGTACAAAGGTGTAATTATGGCCAGCGTAGTTATAGATATAGCCTCCGAGTTTACGGGCAAAAAGGCATTTAGTAAGGCAGAGACAGCTACTAAGACACTTACTAAAAGTGTTAAAGGTTTAGCTGGGGCTTTTGGTCTTGCTTTTGGCGCTAGAGGTGCGATGCAAGCCGTTAGGGCTTTTGCAGAGGATGACAAAGCCGCTAAAGTACTTAGCAAAACTCTTAATAATTTAGGGCTAGCTTTTGCTGATCCAGCCGTTAAAACTTTTATATCTGACTTAGAAAAGCAATACGGCGTATTAGATGACAAGCTACGCCCTGCCTATCAGATGTTACTGACCAGTACGGGCAATTATATCAAGTCGCAAGATTTATTACGCACAGCCCTTGACCTTAGCGCTATGAGTGGGGTTGACGTAGTAAGCGTGTCAGCAGATTTATCAAAGGCCTACCAGGGTAATACCCGTGGCCTAATGAAGTACCAGCTAGGCCTAACTAAAGCTGAGCTAGCAGCTATGAGTTTTGAGGAGATTTTGGCCCAGGTGGCTAAGGTCAGTAAGGGTCAGGCACAGATAGCAGCTGACTCTTACGCAGGCTCGTTAGACAAGTTAAGCGTAGCAACTGCAAACGTAGCCGAGACACTAGGCAAAGATTTAGTAGATGCCCTTGCAATTTTAGGCGGTGAAGGTGGCCTGCCTAAAACCCTTAGCTTGATAGAGTCTATGTCAGGCGCCATAGGTACTGCCATTATTTACGCTGCACGTTTTGCACGTGTATTAGACATAATTACTGGCAGCGGTGCCTTTAATATGCTCGGCGATCTAAACAAAGCCTTTGCAGAGTTTGAGGCGCAGGATAAAGCCAGGGCTGCGGGTAAGTTTGCTGCTACAGGTATGGCTACCTCATATCAGGGTAAAAAAGCACAAGATGCAGCTGCTCTTGCTGCCGCTAAAAAAATTACTAAAGAGACACAAGCACAAGCTAAAGCCGCTGCAGCTTTAGCAAAATCAAAGAAAGAGCAAGCGGCGCTAGACAAAGCAACGGTGGCAGCGCAATTAGCTTTAAGCAAAGGCACAGAAGTTTTTGATATGGAGAAAATCCAACTTAACGCAGCGCTCATAGGCCAGGCTGAGGCTTTAGGCAAAGCTACAAGCGGAGCGCAAGTACTAGCTATTGCTAACGATGTAGCCCGTTTGAGGATTAAACAGGATATTTTAGCTCTAGAAGATGCAATAGCATCTAAAGACACGCAGGCAATTATTGCAGCTACGGCTAAACTTAACGCCGACCTAAGAGTATTGAGCGCTTTACAAAAGCAAGATTTTACTCTTTTAAGCATTAAATCTATTTTAGATAGTTTGATGCCTAAAGAGCTTATAGATCAATTAAACTTAGATTTAGCCCTTGCCAAGATTAGAGCGATGCTAGATCTATTGGCTGGGGGTACTGGCAAAATAGGTTCAACAGGCGGTGGCGGTGGCGGTGGCGGTGGCGGTAAAAAAGATTTTGGTATAAAAGATGTAACGCCAATAGCCAAACTAACAGGCAAAGAGTCTATAGGTGCTATCTTAGAGGTCACCGATGCCGTGGCTGTATTAGCCGATGTTATGGCGCAAACTATGGAACAAGAAAACTACGCTCAATATTTATCCTTAGTAGAGTTCCAAAGAAAATTGGGAGACTTTGGCGGCTATAGCGCTAATATGAACAGGGGCGGTGCTGGGGCAGGTGCTAACGTAACTGTAGAGATTATAGACAAGACCAGCGGCCTCATTGAAGTAGTACAAACTGCCGTACAAGAAAATAACAGGTTTGGCAATAACCTTAACTTTGCTGGGGCATTATGACCGTACCCGTAATTAACGCTGTTATTAACTTTAGTACTGGGCCTAGCTTTGCTCAATCTATGATTTTAGATACGGGCATATTAGACACTAACGTGCTAGGCGATAGCGCTGCAGTTATTGTGGACGTATCTAACGTAGTAGATAATATTGAGACAAAGCGCGGGCGTAACCCACAGGCTGACCAATTTCAAACTGGCACTCTTACTATGCGTATCGTTGACCAAAACGGAGACTTCAACCCACAAAACCCCGCTAGCCCGTATTACAACTTACTAACGCCTATGCGTAAGGTACAAATTACAGCTACATACGGGGCAACCACTTACCCTATCTTTGCTGGCTTTATTACTAGCTATACAACTACTACGCCCAAAAATGCTAACGATGTGGTTTATACAACTATTACAGCTGTGGATGCTTTTAGGCTGGCTCAAAACGCACAAATCAGTACCGTAGCGGGCACCTCAGCGGGTCAGCTCAGCGGTGCAAGAATCAATAACCTACTCGATTCTATTGGCTGGCCAAGCTCTATGCGTGATGTCGATGCAGGGCTAACCACAATGCAGGCAGACCCAGGCACAGCCCGCACAAGCCTTGCAGCTATGCAGACCGTAGAGATTAGCGAGTATGGGGCCTTGTATGTAGATGCGGCTGGCTCGTTTGTCTTTCAAGATCGTAGCGTTACGGCTGGCAGTACAGGGGCTACACCTACAGTATTTAACGATAACGGCACAGATATTAGCTACTTTAATGCGGTGTGGCGCCTTGACGATACCTTGGTTTACAACTCAGCCAGCGTTACCCGTACAGGTGGCACGGCTCAAACAGCCATAAATCAGGCCAGCATAGATAAGTATTTTGTGCATAGTTACAACCAGCAAAACCTGCTTATGCAAACCGATGCCGTAGCCCTTGAGTATGCACAGGCATACGTTGCATCTAGGGCTGAGACTAGTATCCGCTGCGATGCTATCCAGCTAGACCTTTATACCGATAATTACAATACGGGCATTATTGCAGCGCTAGACCTGGATTACTTTGACCCTGTAACTATTACAACTAATCAGCCTGGGGGATCAACGCTAACTAAGACTTTGCAGGTGTTTGGCGTAGCTATGAGCATTACGCCTAATAGCTGGAAAACAACACTAACCACTTTAGAGCCAATTATTGACGGCTTTATATTAGACTCAGCTATATACGGACTGCTTGACAGCGGCGTATTAAGTTATTAAGGAGCAATAAAATGGCCACAGAGTTCCCGTTTGTTACTGGCGAGGTACTAACTGCCGCAGCTATGAACACGCTAGTGGCTTTTGATGTCACAGCTGACAAGACCGTGGACTACACGGCTGTTATAGCTGACCAATATCAACAGCTTATCTCAATGAACAAGGCCACAGCCGTAGCCTTTAAGATCCCTACTAACGCATCCGTGGCTTTTGCCGTTGGTACGGTCATTACGGTACTTAACAAGGGTGTAGGCCTAGTCACAATTAGCGCGGTTACCCCAGGCACTACCACGGTGTTAAGCGCTGGAGCAGTAGCAGCATCTCCTACTGTGGCACAATATAAATCGGCTGCCTGTATCAAAGTTGCAACAGATACCTGGTATGTAGTTGGAGCTATTGCATAATGCTTAACACTATTGCAGGATTATTAGGTGCTGCCGCACCTGTTACTTTTAACATTGATTTGTTGATGGTTGCGGGCGGTGGTGGCGGTGGCTATGGCCCTGGCGGTGGAGGTGGTGCTGGTGGTTTTCGCTCGTTAACATCACAAAGCGTTACCGCAAGTACCTCTTACGCGGTAAGTATTGGCGCGGGTGGAACAGGTGCAACTGCTCCTTCATCTACAACAACAAACGGCTCAAACTTGTCATTTGGTGCATTATCTTCTACAGGCGGTGGCGGTGGTGGCCGAAGTAACGGCAGCGCAAATGGTCGTGCAGGTGGTTCAGGCGGCGGTGGAGCATTTGATAGTGGCACAGCTGGATCAGGTAATGCTGGAAGTTATTCGCCCGTAGAAGGACAAAACGGTGGAGCTGGCGGTGGAGCATTCCCAGGAGCAGGAGGCGGTGGTCATACAGGCGCAGGAGCAAATCCACCTAATACAAGCACTGGCGGTGGTGGCGGTGGTGGAACAGCAAGCTCAATCAGCGGATCATCAATAACTTATGCAGGTGGCGGTGGTGGTGGTGGTGGTTACTCACCAGCAGGAAACGGCGGCGCGGGCGGTTCTGGTGGCGGTGGAGCAGGTGGTAATGGATCAAGTAGTGGCGCTGCGGGAGCAGCTACAGCAGGAACAACTAATCGCGGTGGCGGTGGTGGCGGTGGTGGTCAGGGTTTAACAGCAGACACAGCAGGCGCGAATGGTGGCTCAGGCATACTTTATCTAAAATATCCTGATACAAAAACAATAACTATTGGCGCAGGTCTTACAGGTACAACGGCAGCGCCTTCAGGCGGATTTATTGTCTCAACAATTACTGCAGGTACTGGAAACGTGAGCTGGGTATAATGGCACATTACGCATTTATTAAAGATGGAATAGTTACCGAAGTTATTACTGGTATAGATGAAACTGAACTTATTGAGGGTTTAGACACAGAAACTTGGTATGGTAATTTTAGAGGGCAAACCTGCAAGCGCACTAGTTACAACCACAACATAAGATTTAATTATGCTGGAATAGGTTTTACATACGATCCTGTTAAAGATGCTTTTATACCACCTGAGCCTGAGGGTAATTTAGGTTTAGATGAGGCAACCTGTCAATGGATAATGCCCGATGAACAGCTATAACGGCTGGCCTGCATCTAAAGACCAGGCTGAGATAGGCGTAAAGCCTTTTAAGGTAGAGGGCACAAACCTCAAAATTCGCTGTGCCGAAAAGGTAGCGCCGTTGCTTATTAACTTTGCTAAAGAATTTAACGAGCTAATAGAGCCAATAGAAGGCGGCACGTTTGACGATTGGGGCTATGCCTACAGAGACGTAAGAGGTGTGGTAGGCAAACTAAGTAACCACGCCAGCGGCACAGCTATAGACCTTAACGCTACAAAGCATCCTTTAGGCAAGGTAGGCACGTTTGATGCAGCTAAGGTACCTATGATCCGTGCCCTGGCTAAAAAGTACGGGCTAACCTGGGGCGGGGATTGGACAAGAAAAGATGAGATGCACTTTGAGATAGCACTAAGCCCTGAAAAGGTCAGGTCTTTAATTACTAAGTTAGGAATAGAAAATGCCAACTAGCGCACAAGTAACAGTAACTACTACAGCTACATTATTAGTAGCAGCTAACATTATGGATCAAACCGTATGGCTACATAATCTAGGCGGCAGCGCTGTGTATTTAGGCGATGCCAACGTAACTACAACTAACGGATACAAACTAGATAATGGCGATAAAATGCAGGTGCCTGTAGGTGACAATGAAGGCCTTTACGGTATTACGGCATCATCAAGCCATACGATTGCAGTATTAAAACAAGTCAACTAAGGGGCATTTAAGGAGCAATACAATGCAAGAGCAACTAAAGGCTGCGGCCTTGTCTTACCTACGTGCAGCTCTATCGTGCGTGGGTGCGCTGTATCTATCAGGTATCACAGACCCTAAAGTACTAGCTAATGCTTTTCTAGCTGGGCTAATTGGGCCAGTACTAAA